CCATCACGTAATTGCTAGCAGGGCGGGCGGATAGGGCTGAGATGCGGTGGCGGGCGAAGGCTTCCGCAAGCGTCCCGCCAACATTCCGAGCACGCAAGGCAAGGGCGCGTTCCCCCCGTGCTTCGAGATAATCCGCCGCCGCATCCCTGTCGATCTGTTCAATCTGCATTGCTCTGCTCCTGTAGGATGGCGGCAATAAGCGCCTCGGGGGTGTATTCTTCGCCAAGCACCCCAATCGTGGCCCACATTTCAGTTAGCCACTGGTCAGGATCAGCAATGCCCTCGATCTGGCAGATCCCTTCGCCCGCTGCCCAATCAGCGAGTTTGACCAGATATCCGATCACGTTGGGCAAGGCCGCGATCTCCGCTGTCTTATCCATGCTGTGCCTCCCATGCGGTGAGGGCTGCGTCACATCGCGTCTCGATGTTGAACAGTAGGCCCGCCAAGCTGGCTGATGACGTATCGCCTGTCACTTCCGGGCAAAGTTCCCGGATCGCTTTTAAGACCTCCACCAGCGCGGATGCGTCTGGCTGTGGGGTGGCTTCGATGTTGTCCAGAAGTTCCGCCCAACTCTCAGCCATTTCTTCCACTGTGCAGCACCAAGGACCGGACATTTTGGCAAGTTGCTCATAGGTGGGGTGTTCGGGAACAAGCATCATCCGCACGGCTTCTGGCTTATCGTTCATCGCTCTTTCCTTTCGGTTCATCTGCGTTGGCAAGCTCAAGCAGCACGTCGGCATGGCAGTCCTTGCCAGCGCACCAGCAAGCCAGGTTCTTGCCCCGCAACGGCTCAAGGTCGTCGGGATAGCCGCAGGCAGCGCGCATCTCTGGATCGGAAAGCATCTGCCGAAAGAAGCCAACGCATCCTTCAAGATCGAGCGCAGCCCGGCCCATAGGACCGCCACCAATCACGAACGGGTTGCCCCATTTAGTCGTGCGATCGACCTTCACCGTGTTCGGCGGCATCCGCCAGCCTTTGGTGCGCCGCAGTTGAACCCGGCGCGGCTTATCCTGTTCGGTCATTATGTGTCATCCTTCTTGGGGTGGCGGGTCAGTAGTCATCATGGCGCTCCATGAAACGCAGCGGATAGTCGTCGGGAAGCCGGGACCATATTGCGCCTTGCAGGAATTGCCCTGTAAGCTCCAAGCCATCCTCGCCATCGAGAATGCCGTATTCGGCCACAAGGCCAAGTGAGCTTGAACAGCCATCGTTACATACGATAGCCACCTTGCTCCCAACGGGCGGATGATTGCTGATAGGCTGCCAGCCTGTCTGCTCGGTCATGTGGTGGGGCCTTTCGGTTGGTGGCGATAATACAGCGGCGAACCATCATCGCGGGCCATGTGGGGCGGGATGTCGTCGGTCAGGCACGCGGGCAAATAGCGGTTGCTGATCGCGCCGCAGTGAAAGCATCCGACATTACCGCTGCAATAGGTGCGCTGAATGAAGCCGTCGGCGCAGATGGTTTCACGCTCGCGATAAGACTGGCAACGCGGCTTATCCTGTTCGGTCATGACGCTAATCCTCCAAAGCTTGTTCACACTCCTGGCGCGACCAGAACGCACCGACCATCTGCCAGCGGTTATCCGCACCACGACGCCAACCAATGTAGCGAACAGCCGTCCCGTAAATGACGCCTTCGCTCGTTCGGCTTGCCCAGATGTCGGTCATGACGCACTCCGTTTGAGCTTGGTGATTATGGCGGCCCGTCGTGCATGTTCCGGCGTGTGCAGTTTGCCATCGCGACCATGCCATGTGAGCCTGCCGTGCATGTGCAGGTCAGCAGGTAGCTCGAAGATGCCTCCGTTCATGAACGGCTCGAGGTCGCGCGGATGCTCGGCAAGGTAAGACAGGATCGCGCCCGCCGTTTCCATGCCACCGACATTGGCTTGGCTTCCGACTGCCGCTGCAACCTTAGCAATGTGCTGAATTACCTCTTGGGCGTCGTAATTCCGGGTCATGACGCACTCCTTGCGCGGTCAATCAGCTTTTGCAGCCGCCCCGCCAAATCAGGCCAACTCCCATCGTCGTTCGCCTGATCGACGCCCATTGCCGCAGCCAAGTCCGAAACGAGATTGCCGACGTGGGCAAGTTCCTGACGCATCGCAGAATTTTGCTCGATTGCCGCCCTCTCGATACGGGCGGCTAGTTCGTTGTGGTCTGTCATTACTGCGCACTCCCGGACCTGCGATCAGGATCAGTGCCGGTCCAAAAAGCCGAATCGCACCAAAGTTCGGCATCATAGCGCCGATGGTGCACAGACTGGACGATGGACAAAACGCCATCGCCTTTGGGCCGATCTAGATAGACACGCAGGACAGCGAATCTTCCGTCATCCAAGTCTGCGACTACGGTCGCAATCCGCTCATCTGCTGTCTCACAGGTAGGTTCTGTCATTCCTGCGCACTCTCGGACTTGCGGGCACGTTCAGGATGCTCCCCGCACCAATACCAGCCACGAGTTCTAGGCCAACCATCTGGGCCGGGCGGATAGCGACGGCACTGCTCGTCATCGTCGCCATTAAAATTCCAATGTGGGCATGTGCGGCATGTATGCTTACTCATTACTGCGCACTCCTTGCGGATATACATGTAGCGTTCTTGACTATCTCGACGACACGGCGCGCGGGCAGGCGAACGTTCCTTCTGCTACCATCACCCAGCCCCCCTGCATTCCCGCAATTCGCGGCGATATTCGGCTTGCTGCTCAAGTCCGTCTTGATGCCGTTCTTCTGCGTCGATCAAGCAAGCGCCCAGCACTTCATCATCATCGCACAACAGATCGGCAAGCCAATGGGCGGGGGTGCTGCCAGCGTCGTTGATGATATATGCGCCAGCCAGTTCAACTGTGGCTGCCTCACCGGGCTGCCAATATGTCTGCGCGCGGCCAGGCGTGACAGAGTAGGTAAATTTAACATCCGCATCGTATTGGCAGCCTTTTGCAGTTTCAATGCCAATTGGCAGCGCAACCGCGCCGTATATCTTGTTCATACTGCTTGCTCATCAATATCGCGCAACAACGCGCGCGCGGCAGCGTGCTGGGGGTGGTTGTGGTGGTTTTCGTGCAGCTTAAGCAACGCACGGATTACCGCAGTCGCCGCCCGCAGAAGCATGGCCACGTCTTGGCCACTCTGTTCTTGATTGTTCGCCATCGGTTCACCTTCCGATCTATCGGGAGATGACGGAAAAGCGGCGATTGTGGCGGCTGTTTCTCGGTGTAAACGAGATGCTCTACATTGATGGCCAGGGTCCAAAAGGTTGGACAAGCCGCCACCGGGACGCCGCAGAATTCCGTCGCGGGCTACGGGCGGTTGGTCAGCATCAAGCCTTTGATTTTCCCCGATTGTCGATTTTCTACTCGGGGAGCCAGCCTCTAAATCAAACATCTGAAATATCGTCCTTTTTCTGAGGTTGGACAAAGCCACTTTGTTCAAGGTTGGACATGGCTTGGTCTGCCAGCGCGTCCATGTTAGCCGCTGCGGCGTAATAGGCGAACGTCTCGTTTTTCTTCTGCCCGGTGAATGACCGGCCCATCGCATCGGTCGCGCCAGCCTCTGCCAGCTGGCGGCTGCGAGCCTTGCGCAGTCCATGGATCGAGCAGCGCTTCGGCAGACCGGCCTGGTCGCACCATTCCCTGAAAGCGTTGCCGAATCCGGCGACGGTGTAGGGCTTGCCGAACTTGGTCACGATCAGGTGGCGAATGGGCGCTGCGGGCATGGCATCGATCGCCGCGCGCGTCTCCGGCGCAATCGCAACGCGGGTCGCGTTCCCGTTCTTCACATGCTGCACCGAGATGCGGCCGTCCTTGATGTGCTCGCGTTCGATCTTGGCGACATTGCAGCGGCGCGCGGCGGTGTTCAGGGCGAGCTCCATCGCGAGCCGTGCCGTGCTGCCCAGCTTGTGATGCTCTCGGAACTGCGCGATCTCCTCCTCGGTCCAGCAGTGATAGCCCTCGCCCTTGGGATAGGCGTCGGTGAGATCGGCGGGATTGTCGGTGCGCCAGCCCAGCTTGATCGCATAGTTGAGCATCCGGCGCAGGGTTTTGCGCAGCATGTTCGCCGCCTGCGGCCGATCAGCCATCTGGCCCAGAATATTCTCGATCCATCCAACCGTCACCGATGCGACCGGCCTCTCGCCATAGCGCCTGCCCTTGCGGTCCTTGGTGTCGCAGAACCGATCAATGATGCTGCCATAGACCGTCTTGGTCGACGACGCCTGCCGCTGCCATTTGACGGTGGCGCGCAGGCGCTGGCCGAGGTCATCAAGGCTGCGCGGGGCAACGCGGTTCGGCGACTGGACTGGCGCGCGCTCGACCTTGCCCTCGAGCAGTTCGGCATAGCGCCGCATGAACTCGGGCGTCCCCGGCTCGGCCTTGATATAGCCCGACCGGAAGCCGGCGCGGCGAAAGCGGTAGCGGATCTTGCCATGCCGGTCGAAGACCTCGCAGACATGGGCGGGCAGGTCAGACATCATCATCGCTCCAGGTTTCGGGCGCAGGTTGGTCCTGCGTCGATTCGCCGATGATGAACTCGATTTCCCGGTTGTCCAACCTGAACACCACACGCGCGCGCTCGCTCCCCGCCACCTTCTTGGCGGTCTTTACGGCCCGCTCCATGTCGGCCTGGGTAAAGCGCGCCGCTGCCGTCATCCCCCCATCTCCTTGTAAGCATCCATGGCGGCGAGAAAGACGGCAGCGCTATCGACATAGAGCGTCCATGTCGCAACCTTGTTGGTGGTCGGCATGGTCACTGCGACATGAGGCTGCGCCCCCGTTTTCCAATTCTGCACTGACACGACATGATCCGGGTCAACGCCGCGTGCCTTGGCCATCGCCCGCGCGATGCGCTCGATCTGTTCGTCCCGGGTCATCCCTGCCCCCTGAGTGCGGCCTCTAGAATACCATAGGTGCTGCGGCTGCGGTCGTGGTGGCAAATCAGGGGCGCATCTAGCGCGGCACGGATGGCAGCCCGCAGGCGTTCGATCTCGTCGGCTGCCGCTGGACCATCGGGGTTGACTAGCCGCATATGGATGCAACCAGCCTGCACGCCGTCAAAGGTGCTGCGTCCCAAATGCTCCGCCCGCAGATGTTCGGTTATATCGGTCATCCGTCTTGCTCCTCAACATATGCCGCAGCCCGATACCGCGCCGCGCGCCTGGCAGCGTCCCGATCGGTGCGCTGCAAAATCTGGTCGATGCGCTTCTGCACACGGTTCGGCTTACGGCTGTTGCCGATGTGCCAGCCAGCGCATTTGCGACACTGATAGACATCCATCGCCGCGCTTTTCATGCGCCGGGCAGCGATGCAGGCCGAGGTCTTGTCGGGGTGCCGGACCTTGCCGGTGCAGCCGTCTTTCACAACCCGCACTCCTTCCGAACAATCCCACCCCGATCATATCGAGGCTGATACACGGCCCACCCGCCTGCGATCATGCGGCAGGCAAGGTTCCGGCCATCGACGTAAGCATTGGCCTGCGTGCGTCCCCATGCGGCAGTCCCGTTGCGGGCGATCACGACGCGCTTTCCGGCGATCAGGCGGGCAAGAGCTGCCTTGCTGGCGTGATAGTCGCCAGGAACGCATGTGCGGCCCCTGCGGCATGTGCCGGGCTTTTCAGGCGCGTCGATCGCTTGCAGGCGGATGCGCTCGCTGCCACAGGCCAGAGTGTCCCCGTCGATGGCGGTGCACATGAGGGCGATGGCTTCAAACATGGGGCGGCTCCGGCATAGGCATCCAATGGGTAGGTGCCCTAACTCCGGTTTCTGTATATCCCCGCAGCGGGTATGGGCCGTGCTTGTCGTCATCCACACACCACAGGCCGTTGTCCGGCGAAACCGGCCAGTTATCGTCATATGGGTCATCCCACTTGACGGCCCGAACGCCCTTGATGCCAAAGGATACAAGGATCAGCCGTCCATCCTTCGGCGCAGTCTCAATCGGTAGCCATTCCATCACCGTTCCCTCCTTCTTGCCGACCGCCTTGCCTGCGTTCCGAACATAGCCACCGCACCGACGAACATGGCGAGCGGCCAGAAGAACGAATAGAGCGGGATCAGCGGGCGATGGCGGCGCGGCAGCTTGTCCGCATACCGCTCGCCAACCAGCATCGCGATGAATATGCCTGCGATGTAGGCTCCGGCTATTTCATAGGGGGTCATGGGAGTTTCCTTTCGACCAGAGCAATCCACTCGCCCACCGTGGCGCAGGCAGCAGCTTCATCGTCTTCGGTGATTTCAATGTCGAACTCGCGCTCAATTTCCATGGCGATCTTGACAAGTTCCAAAATGTCAGCGCCGATGTCGGCTATCATGCCCGCTTCATCGTCCAGGCTTTCATCATCCACACCGAGGACATCTTTCATGATGCGGCGCACGCGATCAGCGGGGGTCATGACCGGCCCTCCAGCTTGGCGAGGATGGCGCGCAACTTGTCCATCTGCGAATAAGTGATGGTCGCTACAAACTCCATGTTGTCGCGATCTGCGCTGCGCCAGCGGACGCCTCGCAGCGCCTCAATCGCCTCCGGCACCACATCCGGGTTGGCGATGCCTTCGCAGGCGTTCCAGAGGGCGATGAAACGGGCGCGGTTTGCGCGAGCCTTCTCGCCATCGGAAAGGACCACTCCGGAGATCGGAAAAAGTTCTACACCGCCGAAACGGTCGCGTGCCATTATGGTGCCATATTTATCCACAGCGATCGGCCCCGGCGTATGTGCTGTCTTGCTCATTGCTTGCGTTCCTTCTTAAGCTTCCATTCCGGCTGCCAGTAAGGGTAGTGCATGGCGTCCCGGTGGGGGTTGACGATGGGGCCGCGATCTCCGCGAAGGTGGACAGCGCCCCAGTATGCGCGGCGGTCGGCTTGGGTCATTGGCGGCGCTCCATCTCAGCCATGGCAGCCTTGTATTTCTGCCAGTCCTTGAGGTGCTTGTCGGAAATGCCATTGCGTGGCGTGAACATCGCGCACTTACCGTTTCCGCAACCATTTTCGGAGCGCGGGATCAGCATGTCTAAAATCACCTTACCCGCATGTTCTTTTTCATTGCAAAGCTCGTAGGCGTAGAGCACGTGCGCCATCTCGACAGGACAGCCTGGCCCGTCATCATCCTTCGGCCAATGATGGCACCGGAAGCAGTTATCGGCTGCCCAAAAATCCCATTCGGTCGCGTTAGAGAAGTAGCCCATCACAGCCTCCCCTTGTTGTCACGAAGGTAGGCCATGGCCTTGACGACAAACTCATCCATCGTGCCGCCGCGCCAGCCATCCTCGTAGGCGATGGTGCAGGCCGTTGCCTTTTCCAGCCCAGCCAGGAACTCCCGATCTGCCGCAAGCGGGTCAGGCGGGTCAGGCGGGGTTACTGTGTGACCCGTTGCTTCAAGCGCGGCGATCATCTCCGCTTCGGTCATCGGTAACTGGCCAGCGCCGATCTGCCTAGGAATTCCTTCATGTTCCATGTCACTTGCCTCTTGGCCGGGTATAGGTTGCGCGCACCCCGGCTGAACCCGGCGCGTCGGGGAACTCGTCATTCCGCCTGCTCTGCCTCGCGGCGCAGCGTCGCCACGTCGATCCCGGTCCAGGTTGACCAGATATCAAGGCACTTGTTCAGGTATTCGGCGCGGTCGGGCTCGGTCATCGCCCGGTTGCTAGTTGACCAGCGCTTGCGGTGCGGCTCGCCAGATGGCAGCTTCACCTCGTCATACATCTTGAGCTTGTCGCGCATGATGTCGTGCAGGTCGTCTTCGTCCAGCGTCATGCCGTGCTGCTGATTGAGGATCGGCACCACAAGCGACACGCAGACCCAATACAGGCCCCGCCTGCGCTGATTTGCCTTGCCGCCGGTCAGTGTTGCCCGAACGGTCCCACGAATATCGGCCACAGCCCTTTCAGCGGCACGGTTGGCTGGGCGAAGCATCCCAAGATGCGCCGTGAAATAGAGGGGCGCGCGTTCAGGCATTGACGTTCGCCTCGTTCCAAATCCGTTCTGCCTCAGCCATAAGGTCGATCCCGTAAGTGGCGTAAAACCCTTGGTGGCCCAGCGCCTCGACGCTTTCTTTCGGCCCCCACTGGATTTGATGATGACGCGGGCAGAGCGGCACGACGCGCTGGTGGCTGCGCGACACCCTGCCCATGCGGTCGGCGTATCCGGTCACATGGTGGACGGTGGACATTGCCCCGCACACGAGACAGGGCAGAGTAGCAACGTGTGCCATGTGCCTGCGCTCGCGTGCNGTCGCCATCACAGCACCCGCTTCCAATTCAGGTCAGCGGTCCAGTCGCATGTGGCGAAGGGCACGGAGTCATCGAGCGCGTCTTCACCCCAACCGCCGCCGTGCATATTGCCCGGATCGCTAGAACCGCCGTCACGACCGCCCTGCGATCCGCCGCCACGCTGGCCTTGCAGCGCAACGTCATTGACGCGAATGTTGAGCTGCGTCTTGCCCTGATAGTCCTCCACTTCCAGTTCGCCGGAAACGGTGACTTGCTGCCCCTTTAGCAAGTAGGGTCCGAGGCTCTGCGCACGCTTGCCCCATACGGAACAGCGGAACCAGTTGGTGGTGGCACGATCGCCATAGCCCTGCTTGCTGGCGACGCTGAAAGAGCAAACGGTATCGCCGCCCTGCGTTGTGCGGTTCTCGGCATCTTTTCCGAGATTGCCGGTTACGGTAATGATCTGCATTATGCGGCTTCCTTTTGGTTGTAGCGGTGTTCAAGGTCGGCGATGGTCGCCGCGACTTCATCGAGGAAGTCCGACACAGCGGCCTCGATCTCGGTAATCAGCGTGTCGTCACGCATCACGCGGCGCACGTGCAGTTGCATTTCGTCAGGCAGGCGCGGGTCAAAGCTGGCGAAGTCGCACCACTGCCGATCGGTGCAGGCCATTTGCCACTGCATCTGCTTGATATACTTGTCGGCAATCGGCGCACCGCGCAGCGTCTCGATATGCGTTGCGGTGTTCGGGCACTTGATCTCCACCAGCCCTTCCACACCAACCAGGCCATCAGGGGATGCCCCGGACATCGCCAGTGTGGGGTGGTCGATAAAGCCGACCTCAACCACTGCCGCGCCGGTTTCCAATTCATACATGGACCGGGCCTGTGGTTCGGTGTCAGTGCCCCATTGCATAGCGGCATTGCTGTAGCTTTCCGCTGTGATGCCGGTCAGGCGCTCGGCCACAAGCTGGGCGGCATAGTTGGCACGCCCTGCCCCCCAACCCGTCTTGGTCTTGGCCATAACGTCTGCGATCCGGCTGGCAGTGACTTTGCCAGCGCGTGCGGAGAACCATTCGGGTGAACGCTGGTCCATTACGCGGCCTCCTTCACTTGCGGTTTGGCTTGCAGGCGTTTGATGGCTGCCATGCCCTGCTGCACTGTCAGGTCTTTGAGCGACTGGACCCTGTAAGCGTCGCAGATGGTTTTCAGGTCGGTGCCGGTAGCTTCCGCAAGCCCAGCGATAATGTCGCGGTCGGCATCGCTGATCGTCTCCGGCTTGGCCGCCGGGGACGGTTTCGTTGCTGCGCTGCCGTCGTCATCCTCGACCGGCACACCGAATGCCGTCACAAGGCCATACCGACGCGCGTAGGTCAGCGCCGAGCCAAAGGCCTGGGCGTTGCTCCGATCCGCCGGGACAAATAGGCTGCCAAGGCTGATAACCTCGCCACTCGCGTGGTGCAGGATGGTTTCCACCTCCACACCCTTTTCGTTAGGGCGCGGATGCTGGGTGAAGAACAGGCCGTTTGCCACAAGCGCGGGCTTGATCGCGTCGATCACGCTGGTCAGGTCCGCATACTTGTATTTCTGCTGGCCAACTTGCCCAGCGGCGGCTTTCGTGGCAGCGTCGATAGCGCCAAACGCGGCTGCCATCGCGCTTGCCAATGTCTGTTGTGTAGGCATTCGATTATCCTCCAAACGCAACGATCGCGAGGGTCATCACAACCGCACCGATGGTGCAGACAGTGACTGTGGTGAGTATGTCGGTGAGAGCCTGGCGGGGGGTCATGCTTGACGCTCCCTAAAAACCTGGCAATCATGCTCGTCGTTTGGCGGCATAAAGGCCCCAGCAGCGCGCCTTGACCCATAGGAGACGTGGACGGGCCAAACCTCGGTCGAAACCCATAGGCACTTGGCAACGCGATCAGACATCACGGCCCCGCGCTTGTTCTGAACCCTAGGCAAATCGTAGAGCGCGCAATCTCGACAGCGAACCATCACAGTTCTCCCAATGTCCGCCAGTCAATGCCGACAGCTTCACAAGCGGATCGCGCTGCAAGGCGGGTTTCGTGCTCGATCTGCTCAAGTTCATCGAGCGTCTTGTCGTCCTCGATCTGCATGGCGAGGCGCTGGTCACGGCAGGCTTTGGCGCGCCGCCAAACAAGGATGGCTCCAAACGCATCCAAGATAATCGCAAGCGCGTTTGGCCTAAGCTCCCGCTCTGCATCCTCCAGGCAGGCTGCCATTGATCTGGTGTGGGCGGTCATGCTACCAGCCCCTTCGCTTTGGCGATGGCCGCGCGGATCTTCCCAAGCTGCCGTTCATGGTCAGCGCGGGTGTCCGCATCCATCGCGTCCAGAATTTCCTGGTCGGTGTTGAACCAGTATTCTAAATCTTGAAGGGCCTTAAACATGTCGGGCACGGCTGCGATTGCGGAGGCATCTTCTTTCCGGTGAATTTGACGCACACCGTAAAAGGTATCCTTGCCCGCATATGCCATGCGGATTGAGTACGGCCCACCAACCCCGCTGAGGGCTACGGCTTGCCAAGGGCCGGGGGTTAGCTTGCTCATTGCCCCCGCTCCCCTGCCTCGTAATCGACAACAGAGCGCACCTTGTCGTAGGTCTCGCGGTAAGCCTCGCTGACCGGCAGCAGCTCGTCCATCACGTCATCGGATGCGAACTCGTAGGTGCTGGCTCCCGACATATCGAGCAGCCCGCCAAGCAGCGTAAGGCGCTGGCCATCGGTCAGGCGTTCAAGCTGCTCAACAAGCTGGATGGGGAGAGCGTCAGGCTCTTGGGCGAACTGCCAGCGGCGGGGGATCGCGGTCATGCTGCCAGCCCTTCCACGGCAGGAAGATCCACATCGACACCTTTGGCGCGCTGTATGGAGAGACTGGTCAAAGCACCCTGCACAGCGGATGCCAGCGATTGGCCCACAGCCCCGGACGAGCCGCAAAGCCCATCGGCCTGCGCATAGACGCTCGGGAAAATGCCCAGGTCGGGATCGCTGCTGTGGATCAGGCCAACGCTGATGCTGGAAAGATTGTGCGCTTCGATGAGCGCGATGAGCTGCTGCTCAAGGCTGGTGGGCGGTTCGGTCTGCATGATTGCACCTCACTGTGTTTGTGAGATGCATCATGGGACAATCTGTCCCGCTTGTAAAGGACAAATTGTCCCTTGCCTAATTTTTTCTGCGCGCACGAAAAAGCCCGCCGAGGCGGGCCTAGTGCATTAGCGAGTCGGGTAGTTAGCCGTCCGTGCCCGTCCTGACCAATCGACGCACTCGGTTGGCGCTGGCGTATTCATCCTTGCCGGTCAGAATGTAGGCTATTGAGCGGTCAACGATCTGCGCGAACCTGGGCACCAGATAGCAGGGCATGGGCGAACGGGTTTCATACTTCTTATAGCGTTCGTGCGGCACGCCGATTGCCGCCGCCATTTGCTGCTGCGACCAGTCGCGCTCTACGCGCAGCCGCTGGATACGGGCGCACAGCTCGTCGTTAAATGCAGCTTCTTCTGGCCATACAGACATGCGTCCATAATGGATCGATATTTTTGATGCGTCCCGCGACACGTTGTCCTTGACGATGGGGACAAATTGTCCCATAGTGCGGTCATGCAAAACGATCATCTGACTTGGGACGTTGTTGACCGCGTGGCTGTCACGCTCGGCGCGAAAGCTGAGGCGTGCAGAAAATGGCGACAGCGCCGAGTGCCGCACAATTGGAGGGCGCGCATCATCGACCATTTGGCGATCGACGGCGTGGCAGTCAGGTTTGCCGATTTTGATGTCCTGTCCTCTGAACAGGACGCCGCTGCATGAATACGAATAGCCCTCGGGTCGCTCCAGGGCCGCTGGGCGAGGTGTTCCTCCTCTCCGCCTCGTCCAGCGAACAAATGCGCAAGCTGCGAGTCCTTGATCTGTTCAGCGGGATTGGCGGCTTCTCCCTTGGTCTTGAGCGCACGGGCGGCTTTGAAACCGTCGCCTTCTGCGAGATCGAGCCCTTTCCCCGTAAGGTTCTTGCCAAGCACTGGCCGGAGGTTCCGATTTACGATGACGTTAGAACCCTTACCGCAAGCCGACTTGCTGCCGATGGAATTGCCGTTGATGTCATCTGCGGAGGGTTCCCCTGCCAGGACCTTTCTACGTCTGGCAGCGGACTTGGCCTTGACGGAGAGCGAAGCGGACTGTGGCGAGAACAAGCGCGCCTCGTTCGCGAAGTTCGACCCCGCTACGTCATCGTGGAAAACAGCACAGAGTTGCTTAATCGATGGCTTGGCGATGTTCTCGGGGCGCTGGCCAAGATCGGGTATGATGCGGAATGGGAATGCATTCCTGCGGCTGCCGTTGGTGCCCCTCACAGACGTGACCGCATCTGGATTATTGCCTACCCCACTGGCTTCGGATTGCAGGGACAGGGGGGATTGCTCGACGCCATCCATCCAGCGCCGGATGCTTATCGGGAAGCAGGTGGGCTTGTCCATGCTTTTCAAAGGAACGCCTTGCCCTTCGTGTGTGGAAGGCATGATGGGGTTCCCGCACGGGTGGCTAGAGATCGGCTCCACGCGCTCGGCAACGCCGTAGATCACCAAATCCCTGAACTTATCGGCAACGCCATCTTGGCTGCTGAACAAATGCGCGCTGCTAGCGATGTGCGCTCCCCCGGCAGGTGCCAATCCTCTCGCCTGTCGGGGGCTTTTTCCCAGAGATGAAATCGCAGTTTTCATAACGCCCTTTTAGCCAAGGAAAGATACCGGATCATGGCCGATCGCGATGGAACAAAGCATGACGTTCTAACCCAGCAGGAAGCCATGCTGCGGCTGGCAGAGCGCGATTACGGCCTGACCGCCAAGCGCCTGGCTGCTGAAACCGGCATCCCGCTTTCGACGGTGCAGAGCTGGAAGCGCGCCCTAGCCCCGGCACAGATGGCGCTAGGCGATTTCGTTGCTGTCTGCCGGGTTATCCCTGACCATCTGACCAGCCTTTGCCTTGAACCGGCGGGCAAGCAGATCGTGGACGATGGCGAGGGTGACGGGCTGTTCGCCGACCTTCTCCGGGAGGCATCTGGCTACACTGCCGAGCATATCGAGCGGTTGGCCGATGGCACGCACTGCCACCAAGACAAGAGGGCACTGCGCGAGCGGGCTCAGCGGATGGGCAACCTCGCGGTGAAGGTGGCTCGCTCGTGACCATCATCATAGACGACGAAGCCGATCCTGGCTCTTACGCAGACAAGTTCAAGGGTGCGCCTTACTACGAGCGCCCCTGCCGCTGCTACCGTGACCGCAAGGCCAAGGAACGCTTGAAGGACACCACCAACGCCATCCGGGCCAAGCTGGGGATGGAGCTGCTGTGATCGTGGACCTTCCGTTCCCGCACAAAATCCTTTGGCCGAACGGACCGCAAGCCAATCGTGGCTGGCGCGCTGCCGAGGTCAAGAAGCATCGCCAGTGGGCGCATGATGCCACACGGGCAGAGCGATCGACCACGGCCCCGATAAGGCCCGTCATTGCCCTTACCGTCTATCCCAAGCCGCGCGGCCCGGCCCCGGACAAGGACAACACCATAGCGGCCTGCAAGGCGTATTTCGACGGCATTGCCGACGCCCTCAAGGTCAATGACCGCAGATTCGACGCGCCCCATGTGACGATCAGCGAACAGCGCGTCCAGGGCGGTCGCATCACTTTTCACATTACCGACACTAGAGAAATGGGGATGGATTGATGCCAATTAACCGCGAATACATCAGCAATGCCGAGGCGCGGAAGCTGCATAGGGAATGGGCAGAGTGGTGCGAGCGCACTGGCACGCTCTGGTCAAGGCTCTGCGAAAAGGCGGGCTATTCTACGTCGATCCGTGGGGTTGTGTTCCACCAAAACAAGGGGATGCTAGGGCAGACCCGTGATGATTTTCAACAGGCCATAGCGGAAAACCCAGACGGCATAAGGCGTCCGAACGATGTTCGTCGAGACTTGCTGTCTGAGGAAGACACGGCAGTCCTGTCAGGCAAGGTTGCCGCATATCTGGATCGCACGGGGACTTCGAAAGAGCGGTTTTCAATCGCTGTGGGGCGTGAATCTTGTGGCTTGGATAGGTTACTGATTAACCCCACCCGGATCAGTGCGGCAAGCGCCCGCCGATATGAGCGGGTTATGAAGAACCATCCTGACGGCCTGCCGGTCGAGGTGGAGCACAAACCATCAGAAGCCGAGATGATCGAGGCGCGCCGATTTGAGGCGGAGCGTCTGCGGAATGAACGCTTTGCCAGGCTCAATGCAGAGCATCAGCAGCGATACGGGAAACCGATTGGAAGGGCGGTCTGGGAAATGGCTGCCTAGGCAAGTCTATCCCGTCATTTTCCACAGTTACTTTCCGCGACGCTATGAAAAACATTTTTCTCCGGGTATTATTTGACCATGGAAAAGACGCCAGAAACGCAACTCAGTCCAGACGAATGGAAAGCCCATACTGCATTTCAAGTGTGGGCGGCTTTGCGTCGCGCGGCTGCCGATGAACCCGAACTTTTAGGCAACCCCTATTACGAAGCACTTTGCTGGGAAACTCACGATGAGTTCCAGCGCGCATTTGCGAGGTGTTCATGACTGTCCCTTATCTTCCGCTATACATCGCTGACTACCAGGCGGACACTTCGCACCTGACGACGGTTGAGCATGGCGCTTACCTGCTGCTGATTATGAACTACTGGCAGCGGGGCAAAATGCTGCCCGCTGACGACCGCAAGCTTGCCCGGATCGCGGGTCTTGGACCGCGCGAGTGGAACAGGATCAAGGGCACGATTTCGGAGTTTTTCGAAGTCAGTTGCAGCGGCTGGTTGCATAGAAGGCTGGAGAGCGAGCTGTCCAAACTTCGCGATAAGTCATTGAAAAAGCGTAAGGGAGGCCTAGCGCGTGCTCAGCAGATGCACAGCGAACGCTCAGCACGTGGTCAGCTAAATATAGGTGTAGGGGAGGATATACCTTCTTCTAAAGAAGAAGGGGCTGCGCCCGATAGCGACAAGGCTTTTTGGGACAACGCGAAAGCGTATCTCGGAGCAAAGAACGCACCCCTCATCGGCAAGTGGGTTAAGACCTACGGCAAGGAAGAGGCTGCACGTGCCATCACGGCATCGCAACTGGAGCGGGCAGTCGATCCCGTGCCGTTCATCGTCAAGGCGCTGCAAACTCGAACACAGCCTGCCAGCCTGGATTACGGACCATGCTGACCGACTGGCAGCCCACACGCACCGGCAAGCAGACTTGTCCTGAGTGCAGCCACACCCGGCGGAACAAGACCGACCGATGTTTGAGCGTCACCCGAGATGACCGAGGCCTCGTCTGGCACTGCTTTCACTGCGGATTTTCAGGAGCGAAGAATGACCATTCACCCCAATCACAAAAACTGGCTTTCGGCGCGGGGCATCGATCCGGTCTTGGCGGAAGCGTTCGGCCTGACGACAACCCGCGACGCCAGCGGCTTCTGGCTTACCGTGCCCTACGCCCACAAGGGGGAGACGGTAAACCACAAGTATCGGCAGACGAGCGAGAAGCGTCACCGGATGGACCCCGGCGCACCGCTGACGCTTTGGAACGCCGATTGCCTGTCAGACCCGGCAGTCCGCTCGGGAGCGCCAGTCATTATCACCGAGGGGGAATGGGATGCCCTGGCGGCTCTGACGGTTGGTTTCAAGTTCGTCGTTTCAGTCCCGAACGGCGCGCCGTCAAGCGAAACGAACCAGCCTGAGGAAGCAAAGCGGTATAGCTGGGTATGGGAGCACATTGCCGATCTGGACAAGGTGCAGACCTTCATCATCGCCGCCGATGAAGACCCGGCAGGTCGCCACCTGCTGTCCGATATCGTTTCCCTGCTTGGTGCCGATCGATGCAAGTTCGTCGAATACCCCTTCCCCTGCAAGGACCTGAACGAGGTGCTTGTCGAGTATGGTGCGGAGGCGGTTGTCGATTGCCTGAACCGCGCTCGGAACGTGCCGATCAAGGGCCTCTATAAGCTGGCAGACTTCCCCGAGCGTGGCGAGGTGCGCCATTACAGCCTCGGTGTCGAGCCGATCAGGGACAAGGTTTACATCGTCCCCGGCACGCTGACCGTCGTGACCGGCTATGCCAACATGGGCAAGTCCACCCTGATGAACCAAATCCTCGCGCACACCATGCGCCATCATTTCCCGGTGTGCGTGGCCAGCTTCGAGACGGACGTTAAGCCGATCCTGCGCGACGAGCTGCGCAAGAGCATCCTGCAATGCGACGATAACGAGCTGCGCAAGGTCGATTTAAGCGACGCTGACGACATTCTGGCAGAGCGGCTGACCATCATCACACAGGCGGTCGATGAAGACGCTGAGATGACCTTGGAGGCGTTTCTGGAATATTGCCGGATCGCGGTGCAGCGGGATGGCGTCAAGATGGTCCTGCTCGACCCGTGGAACGAGCTGGAGCACAAGCGCCGCAGGGACGAGACGGAGACCGAATACATCTCCCGATCGCTTCGGGCGATCAAGCGGTTTGCCAAGCAATATGACGTTGCCTTCTGGATCGTCGCTCACCCCTCCAAGCCGGGTGAGCAGAAGAACAAGCCGCCGGGTCTGTATGACATCTCAGGCAGCGCCAATTGGGCAAACAAGGCGGATTACGGCCTTTGCTACCACCGTCCGCAGCCCTCGGTAAATTTCGCGTCGATCATCGTCAACAAGGTTCGAATGGGCCTCCCCGGCAGCAAGGGCTCGGTGGACGTAACCTACGATTTTCGGTGCAGCCAGTTCGTCGCAGCCGCACCGCAAGTCCCGGTCTGACGGCATAACAGGGGGTAATCACCATGGCAAAGCACCGCCGCAAAATTAAGCGACTGACGCAACAGCAGGCAGAGCAGCGCCTGGACGCCACGCCCGAACGCTTGGCCAAGGGCGATCCGTGCGAGTTCGTCAACCCTGCCGAGATCGACCCGAACGAGCAGCCTATCGGGCGCACGCGGCGGTTCTTCAAGCTATCACACCTTGACCGCCTGCATCGCGCTGGAGAGTTTGACCTGGCGCAATACACGGCGGGTGATTGGTATCGGACAATGCATCACCGATCGGCATTTGGGCAGAAAGTGACGAGCAGCTATGCTGAGCCCATTTTCGGAGGCTGCGAGTATGGCCATCTGGCACGCACCGAAGCGCAGGCGCACGCGCGCAAACTGTTTCTGGAAGCGCAAGGTCAATGGCCCCAAGCCATGCGGGCATTGATGCACAAGTTCCTGACTGACGACTATTACCCGCGTTTGGCCCACCGCGCGCGCCAGCGGAACTTGGCCACTATGAGAAACGCGCTGGATCGGCTGGCGCTTTACCTGCGGTTGATGTAAGTGATTTCTGTAGCCTAGAAATGCCATATGTGCAATAATGGTCCTAGAAAACAGGAGTGTAACGTGTCCAACATGCCGACCTTGATTAGCCTTAATGAAGTGGCCAAGATCACCAGCCTCAGCCGCACCAGCATCTTCAAGTTGCGCGAACGGGGAGATTTCCCGGTGGCTGTTACATTAGGCGAAAAGCGCGTTGCTTTCGTCCGCGATGAGGTTGCGGCATGGATTGAGGCCAAGATTGCGTCGCGCTCATGACCCGTCACCAAATGCTTTCCCTAATGCGGTTGCGCGAAGGCCCAAAGCATTGGTCCGATATTGGTCGCCGTAACACTGTGGAAGCACTTTGGGAAATGGGCCTTGTCCATCGTAGCCAGGGCGGACGCTATTACCTAACGAATGAAGGGGAGGCATTGCTTTGCGCAACAAAGACGGCGAGATGAACGCCCACATTCTGATTGCGACGATCCTTCTAGCAGGCTGCGCATCATCGCAGACGGTAGCAACGCGCGAGCCCCGCTATGACCTTGTCAGCGACAAGCCGCTTGCCGAGCTGTCCTACTGCCTCGCCCATGCCAACCGAACGCCTGCCAAGATCAACCCTGATGGCAGCCATGAGTTCACCATCAAGAACCAATACGGGGCAACGGGCGCTGTCATCACGCTGACCCCGCAAGGCAACGGGACGCGGTTCGTCTATCGCAAGCAGTTCCGGATTTCGGTGGGCTGGAAAGATTGCATATAGCCCTTGCGCAAGCGGAACTTTTCGAGTATGGAAATGACAATGCTTAGAGCTGCGTCAATCGAACGCGCCTAGACGAGAAAGCATACTGGTTAAGCCAGCGCCGGGTGTGAGCGCGGACACGCTTCCCCGGCAAGTTTTACGAGACAGGCCCCACGGCCTTGCCACCCTCACCCGACGCAATCACGCAGATGACCTGGTAACAGCGGTTCGGCACTGAGCGCGTGGCAGAAACAACGGCGCGTTGATTTAGTATCAAAGGAAATCAAAATGCCTCAAGGCGGTAAGCGCGCGGGCGCTGGACGCCCGAAGGGTGCGCGCAGTGCAAAGACGATCGCACAGACAAAGGCTGTTGAAGCCAGCGGCATCACCCCGCTCGAATACATGCTCAAGGTGATGCGAGACGAGTGTAACGAACTGGCTGTCAGGCTGGACGCCGCAAACAAGGCGGCACCTTACGTCCACGCCAAGCTCGCTTCGGTCGATCACACGTCCAGCGATGGCAGCATGGCGCAAAAGCCGACTGTCGTTAGGCTAGTGGCCCCACAGGCCGATGGAAGTTGAGCTAGAGCTACCGCCCAAGATCATTGCCAACTTCGCCCAAGAAGCGCGCCATCGCGTGTTCAAGGGCGGTCGCGGTTCGGGCAAGACACGCAGCCTGGCCAAGATGACGGCAGTTTACGGATACCAGCTTGCAGAGGCAGGGCGCGAGGGTGTCATCCTGGCATCGCGCGAACATCTCAACACGCTGGACGAAAGCTCGCTGGAAGAGATCAAGGCGGCGATCCGGTCAGAGCCGTGGCTAGATGCCTATTACGAGATCGGCGAAAAATACGTCCGCACGCGCAATCGGCGGGTGTCATATGTATTTGCCGGGCTGCGGTATAATCTGGACGGCATCAAGTCGAAGGCCCGCATTCTTCTGAACTGGACGGACGAGGCGGAAAGCGTATCCGAGGGGGCCTGGCGCAAGCTTATCCCGACGATCCGCGAGGCCGGTTCTGAGAATTGGGTGAGCTATAACCCTGAAAGCCCCGAGAGTGCGACACATCGGCGGTTCATCGAGCAGACGCCATCGCGCTGCATCATCACGGACATCAATTGGCGGGACAATCCATGGTTTCCGGCGGAGCTTGAAGAAGAACGCCTAGACGACCAGCGGCTGCGGCCTGAGGCCTATGAGCACGTATGGGAGGGGGCGTTCCTCACCCTGACGGAAGCGCAGGTCTTTTCGGGCAAGTTCGCTGTTGACGAGTTCGAGCCCGGCCATGGTTGGGACGGCCCCTATTACGGGATTGACTTCGGTTTCCGCCCTGACCCGCTCGCTGCGGTTGAGGTGTATGTCCATGCCAATCGGCTTTGGGTTCGGCGCGAGGCATACAAGACCGGCATAGAGATCGACGGCACGGCAGCTTTCATCAAGGAACGGATGCCGCGCATTGCTGACTACGTGGCCAGGGCAGACAGCGCGGAGCCCAAGACGATCAGCTATCTCGGGCGCAACGGCCTGCCCCGGATCGAGGCGGTCAAGAAGTGGCCTAACAGCGTGATGGAGGGCATCCGGTTCATGCGGGGCTATGAGAAGATCATGGTCCACCCGGATTGCACCGGCACGGCGCGCGAGTTCCGGCTGTATTCGCACAAGACCGACCGGCTGACCGGCGACATCCTGCCTGATGTCATCGACGCCAACAACCACGCGATTGACGCGATCCGATACGCCATTGCGCCGCTGATTAAGGCGGTTGGGCGGAGTAAGACAAAGGCGGTGGCGTTCTGATGGCAACAGTCAAAAGCTACCATCCTTCAATAACGGCAGAGCGCCGCGCAGAGTGGAAGCTGATGCGCGATTGCATGGACGGCGAAAGCGCGGTCAAGTCGCGCGGCGAAACATACCTGCCCAAGCCGACCGGCTATAAGACGGCAGAGGATGGCGGCGCGGCTCTATACGATGCTTACATCAAGCGGGCTCAGTTTCCTGAGTTGCTGGCTCCATCGGTTGCGGCAATGATCGGCATCATCCATGGCCGTGAAATCCCCATCGAGATGCCTGCTCAGATGGAATACCTTTGGGAGAACGCCGACAGCCATGGCCTGCCCCTTGAGGCATTCCATCGCCGCATCACGCGCGAGCTGCTGGTGATCGGCGGGTATTCGGTATTGGCCGATATGGCCGAAAGCGGCGGCGATCCTTGGCTTGCAGGCTATAACCGCGACACGCTCATCAATTGGGACGACAACTGGTATGTTCTGGACGAGACAGACCTCGTTCGGACGGGCTTTGTATGGGAGCAGCTTGAAAAATACCGCGTCCTGACAATGGACGGCTCATTCTACGCTGCTGCCGTTTACAGCGGGCAGACGGAAACGGGCGAGCCTATCCAGGTCCGGGGGCGTGGCGGGAGGCTGTTGCCCCGCATCCCGCTTGCGATCGCCAGCGCGATGGACCTTTCGCCGCGTGTTGAGCCGCCGCCGCTGATCGGCGTGGCCCGCGCTGCTCTGTCGATTTACCGCAAGAGCGCCGACCAGGAAAACGCTCTTTACATGGGCGGCAACCCAACGCTTGTAGCGATCAACGGAGACGCCCCTAGCGCAGTTGGGGCCGGTGTCGTGCACGAGATGCGCGGGACCGAGGGCCTGACGCCCGATCTGAAATACGTGGCGATGCCAGACACCGGCTTGAAGGCTCGCCGCGAGGAAATGGACAAGGACCGCGAGGCAGCGGTCATGGCAGGGGCGCGGCTGTTCGAGCAGACTGCGGCGGGTGATGAAAGCGGTGAGGCCAAGCGCCTACGCTATGCCAGTGAAACCGCAACGCTTGTCAGCATCGCGCAATCGTCCTGCCTGCTCTTGGAGCGCAGCCTGCGCAATGTCGCCATGCTGATGGGGCTGCCGGAAGACGGTATCGTGGTTGAAGCTCCGACTGATCTTATGGACCGCACCATGTCGCCGCAGGACTTTGCGGCGCTGTTCGGTGTCTACAAGGAAGGCGGGATGTCTTGGGACACCCTGCACGCTCTTGGCCAGCGCGGCGGCATCTATTCGCCGGAACGCACGGCAGAGCAAGAAAACAGGCTTATCGACATGCCCCTCGTCAATGACGCGGCGGTTGTCGCCTAACCGCGCAACGCGCACCACAACCCAAAGGAAATTGAGCAATGCTCAAGACCGTCATTGATACCACCACTGGCCTCAACGAGGCTTTGATCCCCTTTTATGCCGAACGTGATGGCAAGTATTACCTTCAAATCGAAGGTGTGCGTGAACATCCAGACGTTCTCAATCTCGTCAACGCTTATGAGAGCGTAAAGGCCGACCGCGAAAAGGTGCGGGCTGAGCGCGATCAATACAAAGCCAGGTCGGAAAGCCTGCCCGACGATTTCGACCCTGAGAAGTGGTCGAAGCTCAAGGACGGCAAGGCCGATGAGGCGGCAGTCATCAAAGTGCGCCAACAGCTCGAAGCTGAGCGCGATGACTGGAAGGGCAAGTATGAGAGCGCGATCGAAACGGCGCGCAAGAATGCAATCGAGCGCGATCTGGTCCAGCAGCTCACCGCAGCGGGCGTGACCGATGAGGGCTTGATGGCTGGCGCTATTGCCGTTCTTTCGCGTCACGTCGCTATTGGCGAAGACGGCGTTCCGCACTTTGAAACCGACATGGGGCCGAAGGCGATCGACGCATATGTTCGCGAGTGGGCAGCAGGCAAGGGCAAGGGCTACGTTGACCCCGGACGGGGTGGCGGGGCCAAGGGTGGTAACGGTGGCGGAGCGCCCGTCACGAAGGAAACCTTCGCGACCATGGGCGACAAGGAGCGGATTGAACTGTTCCGCACTGATCCCGAAACCTTCAAGCGGCTCGCCGCCGCCTAATCACAGGAAACACGACAATGGCAACCACTCAGCTTGCGGACGTTTTTGTCCCCGAGGTCTATGCTTCGTATACCGCCGTCAACGGCCCCGAGAAGACGGCTTTCTTCGAGAGCGGCGTTGCTGTCCGCAATCCCGCGCTGGGCAACCTGTTCGGCAATGGCGGTCGCGTTGCGGAACTGCCGTTCTGGAAAGACCTCGACGCTTCGGACGAGCCCAACTACGGCACTGACAACCCGGCAGACGTAGCGGTCCCCGCCAAGGTCACGACCGGCGTCCAGATCGCCCGCCTCGCATCGCTCAATCAGGGCTATTCGAGCGCCGATCTGACTGCGGAACTGGCTGGCCAAGACCCGATGCAGCAGGTTCGCAACCGCTTCGGCACTTACTGGATGCGTCAGTGGCAGCGCCGCGTGATTGCATCGCTCCAGGGCGTCCTTGCGGACAACGTGGCCAACGACAGCGGCGACATGCGCAACAACATCGCTGCCGCCACCAACGCAGGTGTGGCAGCGGGCACGCTGTTCTCGCGTGCGGCCTTCACGACTGCGGCGTTCACCAGCGGCGACCACTATGACGATTACGTGGCCATTGCGGTCCACTCGGTTGTCTACAAGCGCATGGTCGATAACGACGATATCGAGTTCATCCCGGACTCGCAGGGCACCATGACCGCAACGTTCATGGGCCGCCGTGTGATCGTCGATGATGGCCTGCCCTTCACTGCTGCGGCGGGTTCGGGCGGAACTGACGCCGCTGCGACCTACACCTCGTTCCTGTTCGGCGCTGGCCTGATCGGCTATGACGAAAGCACTCCCAAGACCCCGGTGGAACTGGAGCGCGAAGCCTCGCAGGGCAACGGCGCGGGCGTGGAAACGCTTTGGGAGCGCAAGAGCTGGGTGATCCACCCGCTCGGCACGGCTTTCACCAGCACCACCCTGACCAACGGTAACGCCACGCTGGCCCAGCTCCGCCTGGCTGGCAACTGGAACCGCGTTGTCGAGCGCAAAAACATCCCGTTCGCCGCATTGGTTACAAATGGATAGTTCCGTTTGACGCCAATTGACTAACGGATTAGAATGGCCCCTGTCTTAACCGATAGGGGTCATTCTATGGGCGGATTTCCAATAGTTGCTGGCGAGCGTTTTGGCTCCTTGTCGGCAGTTTCAATGCAGCACAAAGTGAGTAATTCGGGGCGCAAAAGAGCGCACTGGGTTTGTGCCTGCGATTGCGGTGGCGAGATTGTCGTTGATGGCGGCAACCTGCGCAACGGCAACACTAGGTGGTGCAGAGCGTGTTCGGCACGCTACAAATCGGAATACAAGACAAAGCACGGCCATTCTAAGGATGGGAAGCCCACTAAGGCATATCAAACTTGGAAGGGGATAAAGAGGCGCATCTTTAACCCGAACGACAAGCGGTATCCTGATTACGGCGGCCGCGGGTTGGATATGTCGCCGGTCTGGCGCGATAGCTTCGAGGTCTTTCTTGCAGATATGGGCGAGCCGCCCAGCAAGAGGCACCAGATTGACCGCATAGACAACGATAAAGGCTATTGGCCCGAGAACTGTCGGTGGGCCGATCTTTATGAGCAAGGCGCAAACAAGCGCAACAACGTGATTATTGAGTGGCAGGGCAGAAAGCAGACGCTTGCTGAGTGGTGCAGGGAGACCGGCGTTTCCTATGACACCGCCAAGCGCAGAGTGCTTACGGGCACCACTGACCCAGCCATGATACTCTACAAGGGACGCAAGCCATACGGGCAAGCGTAGGCACTGGAGGCGTGATGAAGAAGAAATACAAGAAGCGCGCCGCGATTGCCCCGCGCATCCAGCGCAAGGCCCGCGCACGGAGAGCCGCATGAAAATTCATGAACAGCTCGCCATTCAAGCGATGTATGACGCGCAGGTTAGAGGGCAGATCGTCTCGCCCAAGACGCCAGCAAGCGCAAGCCTGACAACGGCGGTTGTTGAAGCCGTAGAAGATCGCCAGCGGCGCGGGCGTCCTAGGAAGGCTGGCTAATGGCCCTCACCATAGAGGACGGCACTGGCGTTAACGGCGCTGACAGCTTTGTCACGGGCGCGGAATACGTTGCCGAGGTGGCTGCGCTGTTCGGCGAGACCGTGACGGCCAACGAGCCCGCGATCCGCCGGGCGTTCCTCTATCTCAAGTCGCTGAACTGGAAAGCGGACTATCCGTTCCCGACGCTTGGCGGCGACATCCCTGCCGAGGTCAAGCAGGCTCAATCGATCCTGGCGCGCTATGAAGTCGCGACACCGAACGGGTTGCAGCCCAGCATCGTCCCCGGTCAGCAGAAGGTTCTAACGCAGGTTGGCAACATCGGATGGACCGCGACGGGACAGACGGGCGTTGACGCACAGCGCGCGGTTGTCACGATGGCCGCTGATCTGCTAAAGCCGTATGTGAATGCGGCAGCCCCCCGATATCTCGACCGTGCATAACGTCACTTCCCTGCATGGCGGGCCTGTCCTGACGCCCACCCCGAATGAAAGCTGCATCGCCTTCCTGCGGGACATGCTGGAAAAGGCAGAGTCCGGGGAAATCACCGGGTTCGTTGCCGCATCACTGCATGGCGATGGGCTGGCGTCCTACACCATCGCGGGCATGATCGGCCCGTATGCGCTGCTTGGAGGTCTGGAAATGGCCAAGATGGAGCTGATGCAGCGGATGCAGGACCATCTTGAGTGAGTGGGTTAAATTAGGTCAACCCAAGTGATGCGGTTGTGGATGTCGCTAATCGTTCGCTGGCCTACGCCGAATTTTGCCGCGATAGCTCGCTGAGACATTTTACCTTTTAAGGAGAGTATTTCCCGAGCTTGGCATTCAGTTAGCTTGGCGCTGTTTGATTTTTCGCCTCTCTGCCCTGTGCCGTGTAGATTTCGATCGGCGCTGTTCTCTTTGGCAGTTCCCCAACGCAAGTGACGTGGGTTGACGCACCCAAGATGGCCGTTGCCGCAACGGTGCAAAGCGAAAAGCTCGGGGCTGGGCGGTTCGCCATGGGCCAGTTTACAAACGACACGGTGTGCTGCGTGATGCTTGCCGCCGACCGTGACTAAGCCATAGCCTTGGCCGTTAGTGCCAAACGGCCAAATGACGCATTCATCGGTTTCGGTTTCGAGCGCTGTCTGAATTAATGCCATGCCCGAGCCTAGCGGCGTGCCGCCAGCGAGGGGGTTGCCATGGCGAAGCCAGCGAAGATAATGAGATTGACACCATCCACGCGACTTAACGCGGACGGGCTTGCGGCAATTGTCGATAATGCATAGGGATTGTGCAGCCACCTGACACCTCCAACGTGTTAGTTCGGTTAGAGCGCCCTGCGATGTGTCCAGCATCCGGGGCGCTTGCATCTTATAGCGCACAACCCCTTAGAAAACAAACGGGAGTGTGCAGAAATGTCAGGCTCTCAAATCGCGGCTGAGGTCGCCGCAGCACTTCGCGAGGTTGCCCGCGATGTGGGCGATGGTGCATTCATCGTGACCCTGCTTCGCGGCCCTGACGAGCCGGAAACGCCTTGGGACGCGGGGAACTATGGCGAGCCGCAAGAGTATGAGCTTCCTGCTTTGGTTCAGAACTACGGCGGGAAAGTGTTTGACGGCCAAGCCATAATCGACGGAACGCTTATCCAAGCCGACGATAAAAGGGTTTTGCTACCTGCTACTGGGCCGCAGCCCACAACATCCGACCGGCTTTTGATCGGCGGTGTTTCCTATGCAATCGTGAGTATCAGGGAAACCGCCCCTAGTGGGGTGGCAATTTACTACGAGTGCCAAGCCCGAAAGTAACCCATGACCAACCGCCGCCGTCTACAAAACAGATTGGCGGCGTTGCTGGCGCAGTATGACGGCCAAATCCAGGCTGCTTTCCTTGAGGCGATCCGCAGCAAGGCGAACAGCATCAACCTCACGGACCTTGCCAACGCGATCGAGGCGCGGGAACTTGACCGGGCGCTTCGGATCGCAGGGATTACCCGTGCGGACCTCTACCCGTTCGATAGCGCCATATCATCGGCGTATGTGGCGGGCGGACAGACCATTGCGGCGGCTGCCCCGGCGTTCGCGGTCAATTTCGGTTTCGATGGCCGGGCTGACAGAGCGGAAAGGTGGGCGCGCGATCATGTCGGGCAGTTGGTAACGAACATCGTCGAGGATCAAGCGCAGATGTTGCGCGAGACGATCGGCAACCAGTTGGCGGCGGGTGTCAACCCTCGTCAGACGGCATTGGACATTGCGGGGCGTGTGGTCGGCAATGCCAGGCAGGGCGGCTTTATCGGGCTGACACGGGCGCAGGCTGGCTATCTGGCCAACGCTCGGGCGGAACTGGAAAACCTGAGCGCGGCGTATTTCGAGCGCACGCTACGGGACAAGCGGTTTGATGCACTGGTGCGCAAAGCCATTGCTGACGGCAAGCCGCTGTCCAAGGCAGATATTGACCGGATCGCATCGCGCTACAGTGACCGGCTGTTGAAGCACCGGGCAGACATGATTGCCCGAACGGAAAGCATCACGGCGCTGCGGGCTGGACGGCGGGAAGGTATTGAACAGGCTATCGAGGCGGGGGCGATCCGGGCGGAGACGTTGACGCGGGTATGGGACGCCACCTTGGACGCACGAACCCGCCCGGATCATGTGACCATGCACGGCACGGCGGTTGAAGGGCTTTCTGCCCCGTTCGTCCTGCCTGACGGTTCGCGCATGATGTATCCTGGGGACACCTCCCTCGGGGCGTCGGCATCGCAAACGATCATGTGCCGCTGCTACGAGGAGCATCGGGTGGACTGGCTCCGTGGCTAGTCAAATGCCGTTCTTCAAGAACCTGCCATAGCGGTCAGCGATCTGCTTTGCCCTATGTGCGGTAATGTTCAGTTTTTCGCCAACTTCTCGCCAGGTCAGCCCGCTTTCGCGCAAGTGCCATGCTTGGGCGTGGCGTCCTTCGGGATTAGCGACGGGAGAGACCTTGTATGACATGCGCAGAGCATAGCCATCATGGCTGACAACCGCAAGTTCGTCGCTGACGTGGAAGCATTCAAGCGGCTGACAGTGGACAAGATGACGCGGGTTGCCAAGCAGTCGCTACAAGACACGATCCGTGCTGCACAGACCACGGTTCCGCAGGGCGGGGATATGCCGGTTGATACGGGTTTTCTCCGCAACAGCTTGGTGACTGAGCTGCGCGGCGCTCAGGTCGGCAGCGGCTCTGACAGCTACGTCTTGGGTATTGCAGGGCTTCGGCTCGGGGATGCGTTCCAAGTCGCATGGACAGCCGAATACGCCATCCCCCGCCATTACATGGTGGGCGTCGGGCAAGGCGGCGGGCTCTGGCGAGACAAGGCGGCGCAACGCTGGTCGGGCATCGTGGCGGATAATGCCCGGAAGGTTCAGTGATGACGTTCAACGATATCGAGGAGGCAGTTGGCCAGCGTCTTGAGGGCATGGCGAACGTGCCCGCGATCGCATGGCCTAACCGTGCATTCAAGCCGGATAGCACGGCCTATCTTGAGTTCCGCCACAGCCCTGGCGATCGCGTCGATCCCGTTCTTGCGGGTGGCGATCCGCGCCAGACCGGCATCTTTCTGATTACCGTTGTCGCACCCCCCGGAAAATTCAGCGGCGCAGCAAACACCTTGGCGCAGGCGGTGGCTGATCGCTTCCCCAAGGGGCTCAGGTTGACCGCAGGAAGCGGCAAAGTGGTCATCAATGCGCCCTCGTCCTTGGCAACGCCATTTCAGGGCGGGGGTTATTGGCGGCAGCCTGTTCGAGTGTTCTACATCACTGAAACGTAAGGATAATTGAATGTCTCAGTCTCAAATTGGCAAGACCGTTTACGTTGCCGAGGCGCTGCCTGCCACCAACAACGAAGCGGGCTTCGATGCTCTCACCTGGGTCAAGGTCAATGGCCTTGTGTCGATCGGCTCGCTTGGCATCAGCCACAGCAATATCGACGTTCCCGACCTCCAGACCGGCTTTACCAAGGGCGTCAAGGGCGCTGCTACCGGCAATGACGTGCCCATGGCGTTTGCGATGGTCGCCAGCGATGCGGGTCAGGAAGATGTCCGCAACCTCGCCAATGCCAGCGGCACGGGCGCGGTCGGGTCGATCAAGGTCGTCCGCGGCACTGGTGCCAGCCAGGCCCCGGCAGTCGGTGACGCAGTGCAGTATGCGCAGGGCTATTTCCACACCTATGTCGAAAACGAGGCCAGCGACACCAGCTACGAGGGCTTCACTGTCCAGTTCAAGCAGAACGCCGCCACTGTCACTGCCCTTGAGGACGCATAATGGATTTCGACCTGCTTGATCTGCGCGAGGCGGCAGACAAGGAATATTGGGTGCAGCTCCGCATGGGCGACACCCTGCTTTTTGCCGATATGGACAAGCAGGAACGGCCATGCCGGGTCAAGGTTGCGTCGATTGCCGAACCGGGTGTCGAGGACGCTACGAAGGCCGTTGGTCGTGTCGGTAACCTCTATCGCACAGTCGAAGTGCAGCTTGCCAATGCCAGCAATCGCGACCAGCGCCGTGCCGCTGAAAAGCGCTTGGTCGAAGTCGAGCGCGAGGCAGAAAAGTGCCTGACCACATTTTTGGTCAAAACCATTCGTGGATGGGAAAACCTAGTCAAGGGCGGGGAGCTATTGCCCTTCTCCGCTGAGGCGTTGCTTGATATGGCGCAGCCCAAGGCACCGCTTTTCCGCATGGCCAGCGCGATTGCGGAGGATGCGATGAGTGCGCAAAACCCTTTTTCCAGGTCCGAAGCCGACTAATTAGGTTTGCTGCGCAAGTCGGATGGCTAATGGCCAAGCCGGATGGGCAGGACGAACCACGCGCCAATCTATTCGGGGATGCACTCCCTGAACTCCCCCCATCGGAGCGGCTTGCCGAGATATGGCGAGACCTTGGCCGCGCCGGTGACGGGTTTTGCGGCCCCGTCCCCTTCTCATGGGCGGAGATAGCGGCATTTACCCGCTTGACAGGCATCGACCTGCACCCCGCCGAGGCGTCCTGCCTCGTCGAAATGTCCCGACAATTCTGCATCGAGATCGCTGATCGAAATCCGATGCGCATTGCACCGATGGAGCGCACCGCATGACTGATCTTGCGCGCCTTGTTCTCGATGCCGACACGCGCGGCCTCAAGGCAGGTGAACGTGATCTGGACAGCCTGTCGAACAAGTCAAAGCGGACTGCGAGTTCTGTTGATAGCTCTGCGGGCATGATGGCCAAGGCTTTTGCGCGGATTGCTCCGGCTATTTCCGCAACGCTGGTAGTTAGCGAGTTCATCCGGATATCTGACACGTTCACAAGCATGAATGCGCAGCTTCGTCTTGTGACAGACAGTTCGGCTGAATTGGCAGCCGTCCAGCAGAGACTATTTGAAATATCCCAAGCGAATAGGGTCAGTTTTGAAGGCAGTGTAAACTTGTATGCACGGCTGGCGCGCGCGACTAGCACCTTGGGGGTTTCGCAGGATGAAGTTCTCCGCGTCACGGATGCGGTCAACAAGGCGCTGATAATTTCGGGCACGAGTGCCGAACAAGCGTCGGGCGCACTTGCGCAGCTTGGTCAGGCGTTCGCATCAGGCGCGCTTCGTGGTGATGAACTCAATTCAATCCTTGAACAGATGCCGCGCGTTGCACAGGCCATTGCGGAGGGGATGGGTGTAACGGTTGGCGAGCTGCGCAGGCTTGGCGCAGAAGGCCAGCTAACGAGCGAGCAAGTCTTTAATGCTCTGTTGAGAATGAGCCAGAGCATTGAAACCGAGTTCGACAAGATGCCCGCCACGGTTGGGCAGGCGTTCACCGTTTTGGGCAACAGCATTGTCAAGATCGTAGGCCAGTTCAACGAGGCGTCTGGCGCAAGTGGCGGATTGGCAGATGCCATCATATTCCTAGCCAGGACGCTAGACGGGCTTGGTTCCGTCATGGCCGGTCTGGGTAGGGACTTTGGCGACTTCATCCGAGGTCTTCAAATCCTCGGGAGCTATGCTGTGGAGGCTGGGAATGCCCTGAACTTCTCGTTTTCGGCAGGCCTACAGCGCGCTGCCCAAGAAGTTTACAACTTCATCAAACGCATGGTGCCCGCCATCGAATATCTAGAGCGCATCATTGGTCTTGTGCGGCAGCTCGGTGCCAACCAGCGCGGTCAGGAAGCCCGCAACAATGCGCTGCGCGGGCCTGCTGGGGGCTTCAATGCGATCTTTGGCCAAGGCGGTGTTTTGGCTGGCGACATTGCAAGGACAAACGCCGCCGTCAATGTCACGAACGTTTCGCTGGCCAGGATGGGTGTTAGCCTGGGGGGTGTCAGTTCTGGCGCTGGTGGCGTTGGACGTGCCATGCGCAGCGCTGCCAATGATACAACCGCTGCCGCTGACAAGATGAAGGCGGATATCGACGGCATTATGGGCCGCTTGTTCCCGCTGCAAGGCGAACTGACGCGCATCACGAAAGACCTTGCCGATCTTGAAAAGGCACGCGCCACGGTGGGGGATGCGGCCTATGTGAGGGCGCAGGAAGCCCTTTCAAAGCAAGCCGCTGCCCTACAATCCGAGATTGATTACGGGGCCATCCTGCCTGCCGAAATCATTCCGCAGTTCAAGGATTGGGAGGCGGCGCTAGGCGGGTTCGCGGACAAGGCCAAGACCACCGCCGTAACCGTAACCGACACTTTCCGTGACATGGCGACAAGGACGCTCGACGCCTTTAGCCGCCTGACCAGCGCGATCCGTGGCGGCGGCTTCCTGGGTATCCTTGAGGCGGTCATTGGCCTGGGGCTGCAACTGGGCAGCATCGGTGTGTTCGGCAAGAACGTCCAGACCAGCATCAACAGGCCGCGCATCCCTAGCGCAGACGGCGGCGGCTATACCGGCAACGCCCCGCGCACCGGCGGCATGGACGGCAAGGGCGGCTTCCTCGCCATGCTGCACCCGCGCGAGACGGTTGTGGACCACACGCGCGGGCAAGGCATGGGCCGCGCCATCATGTTCGACCTGCGCGGCGCGGTGATGACCGAAGACCTGCTGCGGCAGATGAACGCCATGGCAGCACAGGCGACGGTGCAGGGCGGGCAGCTTGGCGCTGATCTGGCGCAGGCACGAGGCGCGCGATCAAGCCTGAGGCGCGTGCGATGATTGAACTGCCCTCGTTCGCCACCAACGGCAGCGCAAGCCCGATGTTCATGGATGCCGGGTTCACGCAGCGTGGCGTGCAATCTCTGTCGCGGATCGACCGGAAGGGCTCGCGCTACAAGATCGCGTTCAGCTTTGGTCCGTTCACGCCCTCACAGGGCAACATCATGGTTGCGCGCCTGATCGCTGGAAAGCAGGCGGGGTTGCGCGTCAAGTATCCGCTGCTGACCAGCCAGGGCTCGCCAGGTTCGCCGGTCATCGACGGGGCTATTACCAATCCGGGGCGCATCATCAACATTCGCGGCCTGACGCCGGGATATGTGTGCAGCGAAGGCTTCTGGCTATCGCTCGGCAAGGGCGACCGGCATTACCTGCACAGTGTCGGCATCGGTGGCACGGCGGATGCGTCCGGCTTGCTGCAAATCGAACTGAACGAGCTTCTGCGGGACACCTTCCCCGATGGGGCCAACGTCTATCTGGCGCAGCCCATGGTGGAAGGAATTGTCGAGGGCGATGCCTGGCAATGGCAGCTTTCGGTCGATCGCGTGATCCCTATTGAGTTCACGATTGAGGAGGTTCGTTGATGGTCGGCATCACGGGCCTGCTCAAGATCGAACTGCCCGATCACACGGTCCTGCTGTCCGATGGCGGCGTGTCGGTGTTCGACGGCGACACCTATGTTCCGTTCGATGATGTTGTCGGTTCGCTGGCAGCCGTGGACACCATTGCCGAGGGCATCGGTGATGAAATCCCGGCGCTGGACCTGACCTTCGCCCCGCCGGACGTGAACGCGATTACGGCGCTGTCGTCCGGTGCGATCCAGCAAAGCCGGGTCAAGCTGTGGCTGGCAGAATATGACACGGCAGACGGCACGATCATCGGCACGCCAGAGCTTCGGTTCATCGGCTTTGTCGATCAGCCGCGCAGTGAGTTCGCGTTTCGCCAGCTTGGCCTACAGATTACCGCAGTGCCCGAACTTGAGGCGCTGTTCTTCAAGGACACCGGCAACGGCCTGTCCATCTCGTTCCACAAGGCGCTCTACCCCGGCGAGCTGGGGCACGACAACGCCAGTGGCCTCAATATCCCGATTGCCTGGGGCGTAGAGTCCCCTCCCCGTGCCACGTCCTATTTTGGAGGCGGCTATGGCGGTGGCGGCTTCGGTGAAGCGGCGGGTGTCAATTTCAGATGAACGAAATAGAGCTGCGCCGCGCGGCGGTGATAGCGACACAGCGACGGTTTGAAGACAAGCCGTTCGACTGGTCGAAGGCTGCCACCTGCATCCATCTGGTGCGCTTCCATGCCGCGCAGATGGGTCACAAGGTGCCGACCGTGCCCCGGTTCCGCACGGCGCTGTCAGCCAAGAAGGCGCTGTTGCAGACCGGGTTCGAGACGCTGCCTGACCTTCTGGACAGCAAGTTCGAGCGCATCCCGCCTGCGTTCGCCCGCGTGGGGGATGTGATGGCGCTGCCGGGTGATGATGGCTGGCACGCGCTGGTCATCAAGGGCGACAAGGTGAAGTTCCTCGGATGGCATGAGGACGCGCCGGGCTGCACCATCATGGAAGTGGACGTTGGTTCTGCAACGGGGGCTTGGCGACTATGAGCAAGGCCCTGCGCACTATCGCGGTTGTTGCAGGCGCGGTTGCCCTTGTTGCGACCGGCGTTGGTGCAGCGGCGGGCGCGGGCCTGTTCACCGCAAGCACGGCGGCGGGTGCTGCGACGGCTGCCTCAATCGCCGCCACTGCAACCACGATCGCCACTGTCGCATCGATCACCGCAGGCGTCGCCACACTTGGCGCACAGATCACCGCGCCAAAGCCTGTCGCGCGCGGATCGACCACGCGGGTTGTCATCGACGCAGAACCGCCACGCCCCTACATGATCGGGGAAAGCTATAGCGCGGGCATCCTGCGTCATCGTGTCGGCTATGGTCCGACGCTCAAGAAGGTTCCCAACCCCTATTTGTGGGAAGTCAAGGTCTTTTCCGGTGTTGGTCCGGTTGAGGCGCTGGTCGAGGAGCAGTTCGATTTCAGCGCGGTTGGAGGCTATTACTCGGGCTTCTACAGCAGCGTCAGCCAGCTTGGTCAGCGTCCTGAAAGCGGCGCTCTAACCCCGCCATTTGGTGCTGCGCCTGGCTGGTCATCGGCCCACAAGCTGTCCGGCTGCGCGGCGATCGGCGGGAACTACAAGTTCGACAAGGATGGCAAGGTCTTTGCATCGGGTGCGCCCCTGCATGGGGCTATCTGGCGCGGCGAAAAGGTCTATGACCCCCGCCTTGACAGCACTTACCCCGGTGGCTCGGGATCGTGCCGTCTTGGTGAAGAGAATACCTACGTTTACTCGGCATCCCCTGCGCTTCACGCTGGCACCTATGCCTATGGCCGCTATCAGAACGGCATCCGGGTTTTCGGCCTCGGACTAAGCCGGGAGGCGATTGACTGGGCTGCCATCGTCGATTGGGCAAACGACTGCGATACGGTCGAATGGACCATCCACGGCACGATCTACGAGGGCGGTCGCGGCGCGGATGTCCAGCAGCAGCGCAGGCAGAACCTTGACGACATCTGCGCGGCAGGCGGTGGACGCTGGCTCCAGGCCGGTGCCCTGCTGTCGTTCGACTGGCATCGCCCGCGCGTTCCGCTTGCCACCCTGACGGATGACGACATCCTAGAGGAAGGCGGCAGCGCAACCGGCGTCCAGACCATCCGCGAGCGGATGAACGGCGTTCGTCCGCAGTATATCAGCCCCGCCCACAATTGGGAGCAGATTACCGCAGACGAGATCGTAGGGTCCACCTATCGCACCGAAGACGGGCAGCCGCTTACCCAGACATGGCCGCTTAATCTGGTCAAGTCGCCTGAACAGGCGGGTGAGCTTGCGGCCTATGCGCTGGTGGACAGCCGGGAAATCGGCCCGATTGAAATCAAGTGCAAGGCACAGTGGCGGTTCTACAAGCCTGGCGAGACGATCACCGTCAACTCGTCGCTGCTCGGCTATGAAGGCCCGGCGGTCATCGTCGCGCGCGATCTTGATCCGCAGACCTTTGCCGTCAAGCTGGTGCTCAAGTCGGAAACGCCTGCCAAGCATGATTTTGCGCTCGGCAAGGTGGCAAACCCGCCGCCCACCCCGATCCTGACGCAGACACAGGAAGACCGCGACCTAGCCAAATACGGCGCGATCACCCCGCGCCAGCGCGACGTTGAATACGATGACGGCCAGACCGGCGAAGACCTGCAACCGGCGGAACCGGGCGCGACGGAAGGCGCGGTCATCCCGACGCCTGGCAGCGGTCAGCCCGGAAACATCAAGGACGAGAACGGGACTGTCCGCGATCCCGGTGAAATCCTGAACAGCGAGCTTCTGCTGACACAGGGCGGCAGGCTGACCTATGAACGGCAGGACGGCCCTGTTCTGGTAGGACAGATAACCCCCCGCGCGCTTGAAGTGGCAACGGTTTCCGCGCTCAAGCAGGCGGAACTTGACACGGAAGCCTTGCAGAAGGCGGTCACGCTGGCGCTTAGCCAAACGGACAGCATCAAGGGCACGCTTCGGGACGCAGGCATTTACGTCGATCCGGCCAATGGTCAGGTCAAGATCAGCGCGCTCGACAAGACCACGGAACGCCTGAACCTTGCCGAGATCACGCTGGACGCGCAGCGCGCAGCGATCAACCTCAAGGCAAGCACCAATTACGTTGACGAGCAGATCATCCTCGCTGCTTTCGATCCTAGCCAGATTGCCGACCTGACGGCGATCTTTAGCCGGTTGGGCGCGGCAGAGGTTGATATTGACGGCTTGAATGCGGCGGTGCTGCTGTCTGCCAGTTCGGCGGAATTGAGCCTTGTCGAAGGTCGCGTGAGCGAAGCGGAAATCGACATTGACGCGCTACAAGGCGAGATCGTCACCAAGGTCAGCAACACGACCTTTGACGCGCTCGATACCCGCGTAACCAATGCCGAGACGACCCTGACCGCTATCGGGGATGTCTCGACCATCACGAACGCGGTGTCTGCCACGCGGCTTGTGCAGCGCGGGCTCGACGAGAACACCGACGCTGACATCCGTTCGCTGTTGCTGGGCGATAAGGCCAAGCGCGAAGAGGTTGCTGCTATTGCGGCAGCGCGGAACGAGCTGGGCGCACGCATCACCGAACAGGGTGAGGCGCAGGCTGAGTTCAACCTTACCGTCCAGGCGCGCTTTGACGATAACGAGGCGGCCTTTGCGCAGCAGGTCATCACGACCGCAGGCCAGTTCGGTGCACTGACGGAAGCGATCACGGAAGTCGGTGCCGCGCTTGAACAGGAAGTGGAAGACCGCGAGGGCGCGGTAGAAACCCTAGATGCGCGCGTGACGGAGGTAGAGACTGCCAGCGTCACGCGCGACGGGGAAATCACGGCGGGCCTTAGTCGCCAGGTCACGGCGCAGCGCGGCTCTGAAAAGGCGCTGGACGATTTTCTTGACCGCGTTCTGACCGGCCTCATGCTTTCCGATCGCGGCTATCGGGAGAACAACAGCCAGATTGCCTTTGCGCGCGAAGAGATCACCGCGCAGTTGAACGATGCGGTCAGCGGGATCGTGGCCAGCGTGTTCGCCCTTGGCCTTCGGGTCGGGGCAAGCGAGGGCTCCATCCGCGAGCTGGACCGGATCGTGTTCGATGAAGAGACGGGCCTTGTCCAGTCGCTTGAGACACTGACGCTCAACACCACGGTTTCGATCGGCGAAGTCAATGGCCGGGTCGATACGGTCGAAGGCGATGTGTCGAACACGATTGGTCGGGTCGATGGGCTTGAGGAAGACCTGCCCGCTGGTCTTGCCGCCGAGGCAGCGGCACGCGATGTTGCAATTTCCGGCGCAATCACGGCTGAGCGTGTTCTCTGGCAGGAAGGCGACGACATCCTCGCCGGTGACCTGAGCACGCTATCAACCACGGTTGGCCAAAACACCGCCACGCTGACCCAGTTTGCGGAAAGCATCAGCGGGCTGCAAAATCGCTGGGGCGTGAGGTTCGACAATAACGGTCGCGTGACGGGGTTTGTTCTTAACGGGAACGATCAGCAGGCAGACGCCAACTTCCTTGTTGATCGGTTCCGATTGATCGACCCGACCAGCGGCTTCGTCTATTTTCAAGCCACCGAAAGCGGCGTGAAAATGAGCAATGTCGAAGTTGACACGCTCAAAGCCGGGGTTGTTACCGCGTCCAGGATCAATGGCGCAGCCATGGGCGAGTCTTCCTTCGCTTATACTGAGCCTGCCATCCAGACCAGCGGCACGAACTGGCTGACAATCGCAGGCGTAACGATGACGCCGGTTCATGGTCGCCCGGTCAAGCTGATGTTCTCGGCGCTTATCCGAAACATCTCCGACGCGAACACAACCATCAAGGTCCGCATCGTGCGGGATGATGGGGTGGTCATCTATGGCGAGTCCGCACGAAGGACAGGCGCGCACATCAACATCACAGACGAAGGCGTGCCGGTGTGCATCCCGATCCTTGACACGGTAGCGGCGGGGCGTCCGACAACCTGGTTCTTCGAGATGGCGAAAGTCAATGAGCCCGGCGTCATATGCGAGGCGAGCTTTCGTTACGCTCAGGCCGAAGAACTTAGCCGCGTAAACACACAACAGGCCAACATCCAGCTTGGGACCGGCACAGGTGGCGGCCCTGGTCCCGGCGTTCCGATCACCAACCCACCCGGCGGGTCAAATCCTATCCCTTGACAGATCACCTAAAGGAGCGAGTATCGTGGCAACTTGGTATAACACTGGTTTGGTGGCAGTCACCAACGGCAATGCTGCCGTAACCGGGACAAGCACGGCCTGGGTTGCCAACGTGCTGCCGGGGGAGGCGTTCGTTGGGCCGGACGGGCGGATTTACGAAATCCTGTCCGTCAACAGCAACACGTCGATTACCCTGGCGTCGAACTATCTGGGAACGACGCAGACCGGGCAGGCATACAACATCATCCCGGTGCGCGGCATTGACCGCACCAACCAGAACCTGCTGACCGATCTTATCACGAACTACCAGAGCGTCGTGACCGGCGCTGGCGCAGGGTTGTTTACTGATGGCAGCGTGACGGCACCGGCTGTCCGCTTCACGGCTGACCAAGACACTGGTATCTATCGCATCGGTGCCAATACAATCGGTGTGGCGACCGGCGGCGTTTACGCCCTGGGCATCAACAATTCGCAGCAGTTCGGCTTTGGTGAGGACATCATCGCAACGCGCGTCGATGTTCGCGGCGACATCCGCGCCCGTTCGACGACTGGCAGCCAGATTTATCTTGGCGACCTGAACTTTAACGGATCGTTCGCCCTTCGCGGCCCCGGCGTAGGGGCGGTGCTCGACGCTGGCAGCATTTACGGCGCGCTCGGCCTCTTTGCCTATAACGGCACGGACGCACGCACCCTGCGCTATGTCGTTGAGAACAACGGCACCCTTCGCCCTGCCAGCGACAACGCTCTGCCGCTCGGCACTGCCTCATTCCGCATGTCCACCATCTTTGCGGGCACGGGCACCATCAACACCTCGGACACGCGCGAAAAGGAATGGCGCGGCGGGTTGAGCGAGGCGGAAATCAGCGCGGGCAAGCGCATGATCCGCGAGATCGGCATCTATCAGTGGTTGCAGGCCATCGCTGAAAGGGGCCCGGATGAGGCGCGTTTCCATTGTGGTGTCCGTGCGCAGGAAGTCATCGCCATCATGGTTGATGAGGGGCTGGATTGGCGGCGTTACGGTTGGGCCTGCTACGATGAATGGGAAGGCGGCGATCGCTACGGCATTCGCCCCGATCAGCTCGCATTTTGGCTCATCGCTGTGCAGGCGGTCATCCAAGACGAACTCGACGCCCGCGTGGCAGCATTGGAGGCGGCGGCATGACCAGCAACATCGACGCGGCAAAGGACGAGCTGGCCATGCTTTTGACGGCGGACGACGCAAAATTGGCGGCGCAGCTCAATCAGCTGAACGCTATGCTGGCGAATGTTCAGATTGAGCCAGACAAGTCGCGCTGGATCTTCGGGATGAGCCGGGCCGCCTATTTGTGGCTGGTCGTCCTGACGGCCTTTGTCGCGGCATTGATGGCCTATCTCGCCATTGATTTCGTGGTGAGCAAGCGGTTCGACGCCCGGCTGACTGCCTTGGAAGCTGCGGAATGACCAGCGACCACATCTCCGATGGCATCAAGCACGGCATTGATGCGCTCTCCATCGCCACCCTCTTGGGGACGCTCACCTCCATGCTGCCTTCCATCGCTGCGATTGTGACCATCGTTTGGACCGCGATCCGCATTTACGAGACCCGCACAGTGCAAGGCTGGCTGGGCCGCAAGCCGCCGGCAGAATGACCCGCCCGCTGGCCATCATCGGGGCGGTGACCCTGATCTGGCTGGCAGGCGTAGCGAAGCCGACCTTCGGGGCGGTGACATTGGCCGCGTTCCTGACCGGATACGCAACAGCAAGGATGGCTCGTGCAGATTGACCCCAAGCTGAAAGAATACGCGACCGACAAGCAGGCGGCCTATATCGACGCCATCAACGAGCATGGTGGTATGCGGCCCGCTGCTGCGGTGCTTGGCGTTGACCATAGCGCCCTGTCGCACGCAATGCG